GCTGAAGGAGGATACTTAATGGCACCTTTAAATTACGATATAGCTGTTATACAGCAAATCGAAATGAGTGAAACCATTCGAAGAAACCAATATTCATTTGAAATAAGAAATAATAATTTAAGAATATTTCCAATCCCTAATTTTTCATTTAGTGCATATAGTGAAGGTAAAGTTTGGTTTGAATACATTCTTAGGGATGAAAGAATCTCTAGTGCAGTAATGCAAACACCTGGAAATGTTACTAATGTATCAAATGCCCCCTATGGTAATCCTAATTACGATCAAATTAATAGTGTAGGACGTCAGTGGATTTTTGAATATACCTTAGCATTATCAAAAGAAATGTTAGGATATGTTAGAGGAAAATATGGTAGTATACCAATCCCAAATGCCGATGTTACATTAAACCAATCAGATTTAATAGCAGCTGCTACAGCAGAAAAAACGGCATTAGTAGAAAGATTAAGAACATATTTAGATGAAACTTCAAGAATGGCTTCATTAGAAAGAAGAGCAAAAGAAGGAGATTCAAAAATGCTGGAATTACAAAAGGTTCCATATACAATTTTTATAGGATAATATGGCAATGTACACCAGACAAAGGGATGTTTCTCTTATGCGAAAGTTTAATAGAGAATTGATGGGTAATATTATTACTCAACAATGTGCCTTATACCAATTTAAATTAGAAGAAACTAAAGTTAATATCTATGGCGAAGCCGCTGAAGAAAAGTATTATGATGGTCCCTTTCTATTTAATGTTTTAATAGATAGAGGAGATGAACAATACCCAGAAGCAGGAGAAGGAGTATTATTCGAACAAGGTATTAATTTTTATTTCTTTAGAGATGATTTAGTAGATGCTGATGTTGTCCCTCAAGTAGGAGATATTGTTTTATATGAAGAAAAATATTATGGAGTACAAAGCACAATTGCTAACCAATATTGGGGAGGTAAAAATCCACAATACCCTAATAATGATTCAGATGGAACACCAAACCCATTAAACCCTGATTTAGATCAATTTGGTAACGTAATATCTATATTAGTATCAACATATTACATACCAGCAGATAAAGTAGCAATTTCACCTCATATAGAAAGAATGTAATGGCAAAACCTAGAAAACCTATACCAAAAAGTCAATTAACTCTAAGCACTAGTAAAAATACTGCTTTTAGGGGGATAGAAGATAGAGGAGAAGCAGGTAACCCTAATAATTCTATTACACCACCAAACCCAAATTATACGGAAACAGGTATTGATTTTAACAGATCAAACCAAATGAGTTTTAAGAATGATACTACCAAACAATACTCAGTTGGTATTAAAGATATTGATGAAGCAGTATTTTATTATTTCCAAAATGTAATAAAACCCTTTGTATATCAAAATGGTGAACGAAGAGAAGTACCTGTAATATATGGTGCACCTGAGAGATGGAAATCATTTCAACGTGATGGGTACTATAGAGATAAAAGTGGAGCAATTATGCTTCCTATTTTAGTAATAAAAAGGGACTCATTAACTAAAGATAGAACTGTAGCTAATAAACTAGATGCTAATATGCCTAATTTATATGGTCAATGGTCAAAAGAATTTAGTTCAAAAAACTTTTATAGTAACTTTGGTACTTTAAACAATAGAAAACCAGTTGAAAAATTTCATATAGTAGCACAACCCGATTATGTTACAATGGAATATAGCTGTATTATCCAAACTTACTATATGGAGCAGTTAAATAAAATAATAGAAGCATGTGAGTACGCTTCAGATGCTTATTGGGGTAATCCTGAAAGATTTCAATTTAGAGCTTTTATAGATACTTTTACTACCGCAACCGAATTAACTCAAGGTAAAGATAGGTTAGTAACAGGTACTTTTAATATTAGATTAAGAGGGTATATATTACCTGATACTATACAAAAAGAACTAAACGCAACTAAAGTATATAATTCTAAGGCTAAAATTATTATTACAACAGAAACAACAAATAATATCGAAGATATCGACTTTTAAATAACCTTTACATATTTATCAACAAAACAATTTATATATGAAAAATCAAAAGTTATCAAAAAAAGAGTTACAAGTATTACAAGAATATCAAAATAAAACAAATGAGGTTATTGCCTCATTAGGAGGTGTAGAACTACAAATTAGTTCGTTAAAAACCCAAAAAGAAGAAATATTAAAAGATTTTAAAGTCCTTCAAGACAACCAAGTAAAAACTGGTAAAGAATTACAAGACAAATACGGTGAAGGTAATATAAATTTAGAAAACGGAGAATTTACTCCAAAAGAATAAATTTTTGAAATACTTTTCAATATTTATAATAAAATAAAAATAAATAAACTATAGACAATGGCAGAGACAACATTAATATCTCCCGGTGTATTAACAAGAGAAAATGATTCATCCTTTATTGGGGCTAGACCTGTTACTTATGGTGCAGCTGTTATAGGACCCGCAGTAATGGGACCTGTTGGTATTCCAGTAGGAGTTTCTACTTTTTCCCAATACGAAGCAATATTTGGGGGATCAGTAGAAAGTGGATCACAACAATACACTTATTTAAATTCAATTTCAGCAAGAAATTATTTTGCTCAAGGAGGACAATCATTATTAGTAACACGTGTTGTTACAGGTTCTTTCTCTGAAGCATCAAGCTCTATAGGTAGTACTTTAACATCAGGTGCTTTAGTTAGTGGTGCTAATCAATTACTTCCTTCACAAACAGATGGAAGTGCTTTTAACATTACAGGTAGTACTGGTGGAGTTGTAGTACCAAATGTCCCTGTTGGTGGTGGACTTGGATCAGGCGCAATAGCTAGTATAACTCTTGCAACTCAAGTAGCATCAGCAACAACCTCATCTGTAACAAATATTACAATCACAACCCCAGGAACAGGATATCAAGTAGGAGATACAATTAATTTCCCATCAGAATCTATAGGTGCTACAAAACCAGGAGGTACTAATTTAACATATGATTTAATAGCTGATGATTTACAAACAACAGCCTCTTTCGTAATTAAATCAATATCTGAAGGTGAGGTAATGAATAATTACCAAGCAATAGATTCAGCAAATGGTACATTAGATAGTGGTTCAGCATATAACCTTAGATGGGAAATAGCTTCTGTAAATACAGCTTCAGGACAATTTTCATTACTAGTAAGAAGAGGAAATGATACTTCAACACAAAAGGCTATATTAGAAACATATAACAATGTATCTTTAGACCCACAAGCATCTAATTATATTTCAAAAGTAATTGGTGACACATATGAAACTGTAGAACAAGATGGTACAGATTATTTTGTTAAAACAAATGGTAATTACCCACGAAGAAGTGCTTACATTTATGTTTCAGAAGTAGGTTTAGCAACTCCTTCTTATTTTGATAATAATGGAGCAGCAAAAAGCGAATTTACTGGTAGTTTACCAAAAGTTCAATCTGGATCTTTCCAAGGTGCTGAAGGTAAAAACTTTGAAAATGGAACTGCCTTATTTAATGAAAATATAAGTGCAACCAATATACAAGGTATCGCACCAAATGATTATACACAATCAATTAATTTATTAAGTAATTCAGATGATTACCAATTTAACGTAATTACAGCTCCTGGATTAAATTCACAACAACACGCATCACAAACAACAGGTTTAGTAACACTTGCACAAGGTAGAACAGATTGTATAGCAGTAATTGATATTGTACCTTATAACGCGTCAATCAACACAGTTACAACACAAGCAAGTGCTTATGATAGCTCATATGCTGCTACTTATTGGCCGTGGTTACAAACGATAGATGCCGGAACAGGACAAACAGTTTGGGCACCCGCTTCAACATACATTCCTGCAGTTTATGCATTTACAGATGCTTCATCAGACCCATGGTTTGCACCAGCAGGTTTACTTAGAGGAGCTTTAGGAAGTGTAGTAAGAGCAGAAAGAAAATTAACATCAGGTAATAGAGATACTTTATACGAAGCAAATGTAAACCCAATTGCAACATTCCCAGGAAGTGGAGTTGTAGTATTTGGACAGAAAACTTTACAGAAAAGAGCAAGTGCTTTAGATAGAGTAAATGTACGTAGATTATTAATTGCACTTAAAGGATATATCACACAAGTATCAGATAACTTAGTATTTGAACAAAATACAAATGCAACAAGAAACAACTTCTTAGCAAATGTAAACCCATACTTAGAATCAGTACAACAAAGACAAGGATTATATGCTTTTAAAGTAGTAATGGATGCTACAAATAATACACCAGATGTAATTGATAGAAATGAGCTAGTAGGTCAGATTTATTTACAACCAACTAAAACAGCTGAATTCATTATTCTAGATTTCAATGTTTTACCAACTGGAGCAACATTTCCTGAATAAAAACAATAATTATAAATATTTATAATAAAATTATATAACAATGGCAGTATTAGACCCAAACGAAATATTTTATACAGCATTTGAACCGAAACAACAAAACAGGTTTATATTGTATGTAGATGGAATCCCTTCATACCAAATTAAAGGTATGGGAGCTGTTTCATTAACTCAAGGTACAGTTCAGTTGAACCATATTAACGTTGCAAGATACGTTAAAGGTAAAACACTTTGGAACACAATTCAAATGACATTATTTGATCCAATTACACCATCAGGTGCTCAAGCATGTATGGAATGGGTTAGATTACACCATGAGTCAGTAACGGGTAGAGATGGTTATAGTGATTTCTATAAAAAGGATTTAACTATGAACGTATTAGGACCTGTAGGAGATATCGTTTCAGAATGGATTATCAAAGGGGCTATGATTACCGAAGCAAATTTCGGAGATTACAACTGGGATAATGAAAGTGCTGCTGTAGAACTACAATTAACAGTTCAACCAGATTATTGTATTTTGAATTTCTAAAAAACAATTACATAACTTATCAAAAATTGCTTGGCTTTCGCCAAGCTTTTTTGTATATTGGTAACCAATATTAAAGGGAAAAGTTCTTTAACATTTAAAAAGAACAATATATGGAAAATTTAGAATTTATGTTAGGTGTCCTATCC